ACAGTGGTTCAAGCTCGAGACAGCAGATCAAGATTTAAACAGACACGCGCCCGTCAAAATTTGGCTCGAGAGTGTGTCCCAGCTAATGATGACCATTTTCAATCGATCTAACACCTACCGCATGCTGCATAACTGTTATGAGGAGCTTGCCGGATACGGTACTTACGCAAACGTTATCCTTCCAAATTACGATACAGTCATCCATAACTATGGTTTGACCGCTGGTGAGTATTGTATAGCTACAGACCCGGAAGGAAAGGTTAACACCCTGTACCGGGAGTTCCAGAAGACGGTTGCTGAAGTTGTTCGAGAATTTGGCATTGAAAACGTATCCCGGCAGACTAGACTTTTGCACGAGAAGGGAACACTCCAAGCGCCAGTCAATATCCTGCATGCTATTGAGCCAAGGTTCGATCGGGACCCAACCAAGCTTGATAATAAGAATATGGCCTATGGGTCTTACTACATGGAGGAGGGTGCAGAGCAAGAGCACGAGTGGTTACGAATTAGCGGTTTTAAGACATTTCCTTGCATGGTCCCGCGATGGTCTTCAAGTGGTGGTGATGTATATGGTAATAGCCCCGGTTCAGACACCATTGGTGATATCAAGCAGTTGATGCATCAGCAGCTACGCAAAGGCCAAGGAATTGATTACCAAACTAACCCACCATTGCAGGTGCCTGTTGGTGTATCTGCAGTTGATCGTCTCCCCGGGGGGATAACAAACACTACAGCAGCTGGCCCACAATCGACTATCAGAACAGCTTTTGATGTTAATTTAGATCTATCTCACCTAACGGCTGACATAAATGATGTGCGTCAGCGGATTAATCGGGGTTTCTACTCCGACTTATTCCTAATGTTGGCTAACGCCACGGACACCCGGATGACAGCAACCGAGGTAGCAGAGAGGCACGAGGAAAAACTATTGATGTTGGGCCCGGTAATGGAGCGCCTGCACAACGAAGCCCTCGAGCCACTAATCACGGTCACTTTCGATGCAATGAGTAATGCGGGTATATTGCCTGATGCCCCCGAAGAGTTGAATGATATGGAGTTAAGTATTGTATTTGTTTCGATGCTTGCTCAAGCACAGCGGACCGTTGGCCTAAACTCGGTCGATCGATTGGTTAGCTCTATTGGTGTTGTCTCCCAAATTAAGCCAGAGGTAATGGATAAATTTAATGCAGATGCTTGGCTGGATGATTATTCGAGCACATTAGGCACAAGCCCTCGATTAATTAATTCTACTGATGATGCGATGAGGGTCCGACAGGCTCGGGCAGAAGCTCAACAGCAGCAACAACAGCTAGATGCCGCACAGCAAGCCGCTGCTGCGACTAAGGATTTAGGTGCTGCTGGATTGGGTGAACAATAGTGCGGACCCATGGTGAGTGGTTTGGGGTGTAAAGTATGAGTCAAGATGGTTTTGAAGGTGACACTCAGGAGTTTAGCGGTTTTGATCCTTACGGGTTTCAAGAGCAAAAGCTAACCGATGAGCAGATCCGGCTTAATACAGAGGCTAACCAGAGGCTGCTTAACGCAGACTTTCAGTGGTTTCTTAATGATCAGGCAGGTAGAAGAATTTTATGGTGGCTCTTGGCAAATGCCGGGACCAACAGATCTTGCTTCCACACCACGGCGATGATGATGGCTCGATTAGAGGGTCAACGTGATCAAGGCTTAATGCTTATGTCCAAGGTAATGGAAGTAGATCCAAGCAAATATACTTTAATGCTAAATGAGGCAACAGAAGATGACAGAAACAGCAAATAGTGCCGAGGCTCCAAATACCAACGAAAGTGGCGATGCTAGTGCTGGAAGTGCTGACACTCAAGATACGACTCTACTCGAGTCTAATACTGAGGAGTCAGAAGTAAGTGAGGAAACATCAACCGATGTTAAGGCTGAAGAGCAGTCTAAAGAAACTAAAGCTGAAATTGATACTGATGCGAAAGCTGAAGTAAAAACCGAAGCCGATGGCTCTGAAGACGAAACCAAAACAACCGATGGTCCCCCAGAAAAGTATGAGTTCTCCGCCCCGGAAGGTGTTGAGTATCACCCAGCTGTTTTGGAATCCTACGAAAAGGTTGCCCGGGATTCTGGTCTTAACCAAGCTGATGCACAGAAGATGTTAGATACCGTGGCTCCAGTTATTCAACAATCAAATGTTGAACAGCTTGAGGCTATGCACGAAGATTGGAAAAAGCAAACGACAGAGGACAAAGATATTGGCGGCGATAATCTCAAAGCAACTATCAATACTTCTCTGAAGGCTGTGGAAACTTTCGGTGATGATGACTTCCGTAATCTCCTCGAGGAAACTAACCTTGGTAGCCACCCTTCGGTGCTACGTTTTTTGAACAGGGTTGGACGAGCTACGAGCGAAGATGGTTTTGTAGGTGGTGGCGATCCTGCGGTCAATAATGTCCCAGTTAGCCAGCAGAGTAATGCCCAGATTGGCAAGAAACTGTATACAAACCCGACTTCTCAATAGCATAAACTTTTAAGTAAATTATTGGAGTCTTAACATGGCAACTTTATCAACAACAACTAAAACTCTAGCCGATTGGGCTAAAGAGATGGACCCGGATGGCAACGTAGCTGTTGTGGCGGAGCTTCTTTCTCAAACAAATGAAATCCTTATGGATTGTCAATTTCGGGAAGGCAACCTAGTCACTGGCGAACAAGCCACTGTACGAACTGGCCTACCTGATGTTTATTACCGGGCGCTTAATGAGCCAATTGCACCGAGCAAATCAACCTCTGTACAGATTACAGAAGCTTGCTCAATGCTAGAAGCTCGAAGCGAGGTCGACGTTAAGTTGGCTAATCTTGGTGGTAACCGTGAAGCGTCGCGAGCGCAGGAAGCTCGAGCATTTATCGAAGCGATGAACCAAGAGCAGGCAAGCACATTGTTTTATGGCAACCCTTCAACAGACCCAAAGAAGCATTTAGGTTTGGCCCCTCGTTATTCTGATTTGTCAGCTGGTAATGCTGCCAATATTCTGGATGCTGGTGGAAGTGGCTCTGACAACCAATCTATCTACCTTGTAGTTTGGGGTGAGAACACTGTCTACTGCCCATTCCCTCAAGGTTCAAAAGCTGGTCTTGACCAGAAAGATCTTGGTGAGATGACTACCTTTGATACTGCCGGGAAGCGCATGCAAGTGTTTGCTGAAATGTATAACTGGGATTCTGGTTTGATGGTTAAAGATTGGCGCTATGTTGTTCGTATTGCGAACATCGATGTTAGTGATCTAAAAGCTAGAACAGGGACTCAAGCAATAGCTGCAGCTACTAATATTCTTGATCTTATGGATGACGCGATTACGCAAATTCCTAACATTAATATGGGTAAGTCATGCTTCTACTTGAACCGTGGAACAATGTCAGGTCTTCGTAAGATGGCCAAAGACACTGCATCCAGTGTGTTGGCGAATCAGGCAGGTTTGGATCAGTTTGGCCTACCTCATCGATGGACCGACTTTAACGGTGTACCCCTTCGGCTATGTGATGCGCTTCTGAAAACAGAATCGCGTGTAACATAAACTTGAATCTTTGAACGTATAAATTACGGAGCAAAATTATGATTACTGATGACCTTTTACGTCTCTCAACGGCTCAAGCAGTTACTGCATCAGCCGTGTCTGAGAACACTATCGATCTTGGGGTGACTCGAGATATTGGCGAAGGGAAACCTTTGTACATGCACTTCAATATTGATGAAAACTTTGCTACAGCAACGTCTGTCAACTTTGAAATTATCACTTCGGCTGCGGCAGCATTGACCAGCCCTACAGTGATTTCATCATCCGGCACAATAGTTATCGCTTTGCTGATTATCGGCAAGTCTATAGTTGTGCCAATACCCCCTCAACTAGCTTCGCTGGGTCAGCGATACTTGGGTGCTCGATACGTTATCACTGGTTCCAGTGCCTCAGCTGGCAAAGTTACTACTGATATTGTTGAGACTGTTCAAGATGGCGAGAAGTTTCATGCTTCTGGCTTTGTAGTCTAGTTAAGATAATTAACTTTTAGAGGAAACACAAATGGCTGTATCAAAATCTAAAGCTAAGTCCAAGGCTGTGTCAAAACCCAAGGCTGCTGCAAAGCCCAAGGCTGCGAATAATAAGTACATCTGCACTGAGAAGTCATTTATTGACAATCAATTGTACGAAGCTGGAGACAAAGTAATCTATGACGGTCGACCCGGATCTAATCTGGTGAAAGCTGAAGATTACGAGCCGGGTGTTGCTGCAGCTGTTCAGGGTGCCACTCCCAAGAAAGCCAACTCTTCAGAAGAGTGGGTTGAAAAGGTGGCTCCTAAATAAATTTCTCCTCCCCCTATTGGTATAGGTTTAATGGGGCTTAGGCGCAAGCTACGGCCCCATTTTTTTAAAGGTACATTGAGATGGCTAGTGAAGTTGAGATCTGTAATATAGCCTTATCGCATCTAGGTGATAGCGCGACTGTCTCGTCTATTGATCCACCTGAAGGATCTGCACAGGCCGAGCACTGCAAGACGTTCTACCCAATAGCACGTGATGCACTATTAGAATTATATGATTGGAAGTTTGCCTCGCGGAGATCCGCGATGGCGGCGATCGCCACTCATACCACAGCTTGGGATTATGTCTACGCCCCTCCAGCGGACATGCTGAAGGCCCGAGATCTTATTCCTGACGATACTACCGACGATAACATAATCTCGTATGTATCAACTTCAGCATACGCAACCGAGGTCTACCGAAGAACATCTGAGGTGGTGGTGCCGTATGATATGGAGACTCTAAGCAATGGCGATGAAGTCATTATGACTGATCTGCTGGATGCTATCGTTCGATACACCGTAAGAATTACCGACAGCACAAAA